CTAATACAGACTAACCAGTACATATAGTGTGGCGAACCTGTGGTTCGCACACACATGAGAAGAAGGAAAAGAAATTGAATCAATATTGGTGGATAGAAACAGGCGTACCCGATAATGAAAAAGAATCGGGTTGTATTCGTTACAGTCTAACGAAGTTGAGATATTCGGAAGTGAAGAAGGGAGTGTGGAGAATCTTTAGACTGAATCTCGATAGACCTGACTTGAATGCTTCAGACAAGATTGTTTTGTATTGTCTCTGCGAGCGTTTCCGCGTGCAGAGTATGAGTAGTACGGATGCACTTAATTATTTAGCGAAGATGTCGGGAATCGGGAGGAAAACAGTCGGGAAGAGTGTGCAGAGGCTAGCGGATAAGGAGGTTATTTGGATTGTGGAGGAAGGCGGGGAGCGAAGGCGACACAGGGGGTTAGAGGCGAGAAGGTTTTTTAAGAAGCATTTCTTGATTGTAGGGCTAAGTTATGAGTTGAGTGAGGGGTAGGGTTACCCCTCGCTCGGTTCGTCTCTATATGAGGAGTTTAGAGACGTTTTTGGGGTAGTTCTGCCTCGTCTTGAAGTATGCTTGATAAGAGTTCGTGTCTTATATCTATTTTTAACTGTTTTGCTAAGTCCTGGTTCAGGATGACTAGATCGGAGACTTTAGGCTTATATGTCTTATGGTTATTGGCTTGATATTCCGCTTCGTCTGTATATCTCCATAAGATCGTATCTAGGTGTAGATCAGAGTTAAAGCTGAATATAAAGCGTTCTTTAAATTTAGTCATGGTAAAAGCCTATCCTGTGCAAAAACTTAGTGAAGGCATTAGAGTCTATTAAGTCTCTGCGCCTTGTCTTGCGTGGTTCTTGATTGATGAGCTGGTTATTCTTGAGGTTGTATAGCTCTTGTCTTCCATCATTATAAACAATGGTTCTTGTTCCTTCCCAACCATCAGAATGTACGTAACGTATTTGTTGCGCCCATTGTTCGTAGGCTTGAAGGCCCTTTTGTTTTTCTACTGCGTTTGTAAATTCAGTCATTGGTTTAGTCTCCCATGTCTACGATAATACGATCCGCTACAAAGTCACTTGCGTTTTCTTTTAGCTTTTCTTCTAGTTTCTTTTTAAGTTCATGGCGTTTAATCATGGCCTCTTTTTTTCTTCTAGCTACTTTTTTATTCATTAGCTTTTCTCATTTAATATTTTGTATCCTAAATCTTTTTGAAAATAGTATGTATCACTTCCATTTACTAACCCGTCACATTCAGTACAAATTTGTTGCATATCTAAATCGTTTTCTTTCTGCATAACTTCCCAACCTTTATTACAACTAGAACAACTTTCTGAAACTGTAAATAGTTCATCTTCTAGTTTTACTTTCATACCTGTTATATATTTCATTAGCTTTTCTCCCTGTTGGTTATGTCTTCAAGTTGGTACTTGATTTCAGTTATAAAATTAACGTGGTTTAGATTCTCTACCTCGTCAGCGTGTGCCAGGTATTGTTCTATCCTTGCGAGAGTGCGTTCAAGTCTTTCTTGAATTGGCATATCTTGTAACATTTCCTCTAGTTGCTTGTGTATGGTTTCGCCCTGTTTACTCATTGTCAGACTCCTTTAATTGTTGCAGTTCTGTTTCTAACTTAACTCTTTTAGATCGGCTCATTTCTTCGCCTTCTTGTTTAAGTATTGATTCTATATGAATTATTCTATGGTTCATTTGTTACGCTCCTAGTTGATAAAAGAATAGAAAGAAAAAGCCACACATTGCGACACAGTAAAAGAACTGTATCGCGTAGGCTTTGATTATTGTGCTTTTGGTTTTGATCATTGGTTTAAACTCCTTTCGCTAAGTTATACCCAATAACAAAACCTAACATTTCTTGTTTAGAATTAAAGCGTTTCAAGTCTCTGCCGTATTGGTTGCAGTCATTGGTTATGCAATACTCATTAAAAGATAAGCCATTTTCTGCAATCTCTTCTTTAGTTACCCATTTATCAAAACCATTCTCTGTGACGTACTTAGTGAATTTTGCGCATTGGTTAGCGTAGTAATATTTGTTATCACCACGTAAGACAATGTTTATATTCTTTTTGTTTTCTTTAAAACGTCTTTCGTTTTCTAATTGGTATTGGTTAGCTTTCTTGTCTAACTCATTGATTACTTTTTGTGTTGTCATGTTTTTTCTCCTCTGTTTAATTAATGACAACTGCATTATTTCACACTTTCGCCCACAACGTCAACCCTTTATCAATATCAATTCACAATAACCATTAAAAATGCTTTAAAATAAAAGGATGCAAGGGATAGAAAATAATTCAATTATGGAACATAAAACACCTAAAAAGAGAGGAAGAAAAACAATTAATATAGATTATGATCGTCTTGAGCATCTTGCTTCTTTGAACATGGGAACAATGGAAATTTGCCGCAACCTCGGCATTTCGTGGGACACTTTCGACCGCAACAAAAAAAGAAAGGCGGAATTTGCGGATGCTTTACAGAGAGGAAAGGCAAAAGGAATTCAAAGAGCAACTTCTCGGCTCATGGATAAAATAGACGATGGCGAATTTCAGGCCATCCAGTTCTACTTAAAAAATGCTGACTCCGACAACTGGGCAGATCGTCAGGAAGTAAATCACCAGCTCAACTTGTCTAGTGTGTTACAAGAGGCACAGAGTAGAGTTATAGAGGGCAAGAGAGAGCGTATAGGGGAACACAGGGAGCAGTTCCTAATAAAAGAACCGCACGATCTAAAACAAAAGGATAAATAACTGGTATGGCACACAATCAAACCTCCCTAACTGATCTGCCTTTTTGACGGATGCCAGCAAGTCAAAACTCTCCTGACTTGACCCCCCCGTCAAACCCTTCGGGGGTGTGATATATATATACAGTATGAAATAAAATTTTTATAAAAAAATGAAATACAGTCCACAAGAAGAAAAAGAACTGATGACCTCTCTCTGGTCACTTAACATAAAAGATGATCCTCTAAACTTTGTCCGCTTTGTCTTCCCTTGGGGTCAAAAGGACACCCCCCTCGAGCACTTTGAAGGGCCTCGCAAGTGGCAAGAAAAAATTTTGCGAGATATTGCAATCCACATACAGCGTAACAACTCTATTGATATGCCAGAGATGTTTCGTCTCGCAGTCGGATCAGGTCGTGGAATAGGTAAGTCTGCCTTAGTCGCATGGATCATCTTATGGATGCTCTCCACCCGCCTTGGCTCAACTGTCATCGTCACCGCCAACACCGAACAACAGCTACGCTCAAGAACATGGGCGGAACTCGGTAAGTGGCTCACACTCTCCATACATTCTCATTGGTTCCAAAAGACAGCAACAACCATCAAACCCGCAGCCTGGTTTGAAGAAGCACTCGTTAGAGACTTAAAAATAGACACGGGCTACTACTACGCACAAGCGCAGCTCTGGTCAGAAGAAAACCCAGATGCCTTCGCTGGTATTCACTCCAGCTACGGTGTGTGCCTTATTATGGATGAGGCTTCAGGTATACCCGCACCCATCTACTCTGTGTCAGAAGGTTTCTTCTCAGAGCCTACCCCCAATCGTTTCTGGTTTACCTTCTCCAACCCCAGAAGAAATTCAGGGCCTTTCTACGACAGCTTCCACTCCAAACGTGCCTTTTGGAAGTCGGAACAAATAGACTCTCGTGACGTAGAAGGAACAGACAAAGACTTGTTCCAGAAAATGATAGAACAGTATGGAGAAGACTCTACCGTATCTAGGGTAGAAGTCATGGGTCAGTTTCCAAAAGCAGATGACGATACCGTTATTCCTATGGACTTAATTAATTCTGCGATAGACAGAGACGTAACACTTGCAGCGAGCGAACCGATTCTATGGGGTCTTGACGTTGCTCGTTTCGGTGGCGACAACTCTGCGCTTTGCATACGACAAGGAAACACAGTTTTAGAAATAACCACATTTAATTCCATGGACTTGATGCAGTTGTGCGGTGCAGTAAAAAATCGTTATGACGACTCAACAGTTATGGAACGACCACAAGAAATATTGGTTGACGTGATTGGTTTGGGTAGTGGAGTCGTAGATAGATTAGCTGAACAAAATTTACCTGTGCGTGGTGTGAATGTAGCCGAAGCACCGAGCACGAAAAAGAATTATTTAAACCTACGAGCAGAGCTTTGGTTTGCAATAAAGGATTGGTTGGCGCAGCGTGATTGCCGACTTCCTAATAATGACGAGCTTGCTTCGGAACTCGCTGCGCCTCAATACAAATATACATCATCTGGAAAAATTAAAATAGAAAGTAAAGACGAAATGCGTAAAAGAGGTATAAAATCTCCAGACAAGGCAGACGCATTAGCTCTGACGATGGCAAGTTCGGCTGCATCCTTTGGTGGCAGTCAAGCGTTTATGGGTTATAATTTCAAAAAACCCTTGAAGTCAAGAATATTTAGAGTGGGATAATTTATGGCAAATAAAAAAGCAAAGCAGATCGAAGCAGAAATTGAAATGCAACTGAACGAAGATACGGACTTAATGAATCTTGAAGGAGTCATTAAATCAGAGATGGATGACGCTCGTGATTTCATCTACCAAGTCGGAGAAGAAAGAGCAGAATCTACAGAATACTACCTTGGCAATGAGCCAGAATCGACAAGCACATTACAGTCTGAGTTTATCTCTACTGACGTTAGAGACACCGTACTGTTTATGCTACCGTCTATCATGCGTACTTTCTTTGGTACTAAGAAGGTAGTTGAATTTATCCCTAAAGGGCCTGAAGACATACAGCTTGCCGAACAGCAAACGGATTATATTAACCACGTTATCCAACAAAAGAACAATGGCTTTAAAGTATTGTACGATGCGTTTAAAGATGCACTCGTTAGAAAGACAGGGTTTGTCAAAGTGTTTTGGGATGACTCACTTGATGCAACTACGCACGAATATTCCAACTTAGACCCTCAGTCTTACCAAGCCCTAGTGCTTGATCCTGATGTAGAGATTATCGAAGAAGAGATTACTAAAGAAACGATTACAACTGTTGACCCACTTACACAGGAAGAAGTAGAACAAGAACTGCCTGTCAGTTACGACCTCACCATTAGAAGAGTTAAAGAAAGAGATCAAGTGTGTATGGAGTCTGTACCACCAGAAGAGATACTTATATCCAGACACGCTAAAGATTTAAACAGCGCATCTTATGTTGCACACCGTATGGTTAAATCGGTATCTGATTTAATCGCTATGGGTTACGACCCTGAAGAGATTGAACAACACGCGGGCTATGGCGGTAGTGCAGTTGATCCAGAAGCTTACGAAGAAGTACAAGCGCGTAATCCTTTTGACAACATGGTTTATCCCGACAGGAATGATGCGGGTGGCAAAGACGTTTTATACATAGAACACTATTTATTCTACGACTTTGATGGCGATGGTATAGACGAAAGAATTAGAGTCTGTACTGCGGGCGATGGTATTCACGTTCTAAACGTAGAAGCGTGGGATGATCTACCGATTGTCATGTTCTGCCCTGATCCTGAACCACATACAGCGATTGGTTCATGTCCAGCAGACTACTTAAAACCGATTCAAGCAGCGAAGTCTCAGATTATGAGAGACACGCTAGACTCATTAGGACATTCTATTTTCCCTCGTATGGCTGTTGTCGAGGGTCAGGTCAATATTGATGATGTATTGAATACTGATATTGGGCAGCCGATTAGAGTGCGTGCTCCTGGTATGGTACAACCTTTCAGCGTACCGTTTGTCGGCAAGGAAGCGTTTCCTGTACTGGGCTATCTCGATGAATCTAAAGAGAATCGTACAGGGGTGTCTAAAGCATCAGCTGGATTAAACGCTGACGCTCTTCAATCAAGCACCAAAACAGCGGTGTCCGCTACTATGTCGGGAGCACAAGGACGTATTGAACTTATTTGTAGGCATTTTGCTGAAGGTGGTATGAAAGACCTCTTCGGATTAGTCAACAATCTGGTAATCAAACACCAAAGTGCTCAAGATATGTTTAGATTGAACGGTAAATTCGTACCCGTTGACCCTAGATATTGGGACAACAACAAAGATATCATTGTAAACGTAGCGATTAGCAAGACTTCAGACGAAGAAAAGTTTGCTATATTGTCTCAATTATCTACAAAACAAGAGCAAATATTGGCTCAGTTAGGCCCTCAAAACCCTCTTGTCTCTTTACAGCAATATTCTAATACGTTGAGCAGAATGATTGAAATGGCTGGATTTAAAGACCCAGAATCGTTCATCAACACCGAAGTTCCGCCAATGCCACCCCCTTCACAAGAGCCACCGAAGCCAGATGCAGCTGAAATGTTAGCGCAAGCTGAAGCTATGAAGGCACAAGTAAGTGCTCAGAAGGCTATGATAGACGCGGAAACAGATCGTATGAAGATTATTATGGATGACGATAGAAGTCGTGACATAGAAGAAGCACAAATACGATTAAAGGCAGCAGAATTGTTGGCAAAATATGGAGCACAAGTTAATATTGCAGAGATTAATTCTATTATGGAAAGAGATAGAGAATCTATAAGACAAAATGCAAAACAACAAGCTCAAGGATTATTTAGTAACAATGCGCCCCAACAAAATTTATGATATTGAAGTCTTAGAAGGCGACATGGTGTTCATAGGTAAAGAAGTATTTGCCAAGAGTGAACGACAAGCTTTTGAGATGATGATATTAATGTTTGGTGGTGAGATAAACGAAGATTCAGAAGTGATTCTTTGTGAAGAAAGAACGGTGCACTAATGGCTAAAGCTATACGAAGAACAACAGGTAGCGGAGGTAACTACCGATCTACTAAGTCTGGTGCGGGTATGACTCAAAAAGGAGTCAATGCTTACAACAGAGCTAACCCTGGTTCTAAACTAAAAACAGCTGTAACGGGTAAAGTAAAACCTGGTAGCAAAGCAGCTAACAGAAGAAAGTCTTACTGTGCTAGATCACTTGGACAACTTAAACGTAGTTCTGCGAAAACTAGAAACGATCCTAACTCTAGGATAAGACAAGCACGCAGAAGGTGGAAGTGTTAAAAAAATCTAAGTATAATCTTCTTATGGATATATTAATCGCACTCGTAGTTTTAGCTGTAATGGCTGGCTACTACGTTAAAAAGAAAAAGCCTGAAATTTACAACAAAGTCAAAGAGTCGTTAAAGCTTAAAAAATAAAATGCCAAAGAAAGGACTGTACGCAAACATACACGCGAAACGTAAAAGAATTAAAAAAGGTTCAGGCGAAACAATGAGAAGAGCTGGAGCGAAAGGTGCTCCTACCGCTAAAGCTTTTAAAAAGGCAGCTAAGACCGCAAAGAAAAAATAACCTATGGAACAAGCAGTCCAACTGATTAACGAAGTTGGCTTTCCCATAGCAGCTGCGGGCGGTCTAGGTTTCTTTATATGGAAACTTATCAACCGTATCATCGATGGTATGGAAACTAAGCTTGATACACTTGATGATAAGCAAGCTGAGTTAATCTCTCACATGGAAGACAGGCTAGGCACTAAGCTAGATTCTCAACATGGTATCTTAGTTGCATTAATAGATAGAGTCAGATCGTTAGACAACGAAATCATTAGACAAGACACACTTATTAAAACAATACTTGGTGTGCCACAGTTAATAGATAGTGCCAAAATAGCGAAAGCAGATAGAGACGACCAAAGGAAAGACTGATGACTGCTTACGATAAGCTATTAGCTATTCTTGGTTTATCTTTTGTTTTATTGGTTATAGCTGTAGACATTCGTGCTGATGAAATGACTCACAAGTTTAAGAATCCTAGCTTTTCAGGTGTTGGTACATCTAGTCATTATCTAACTATAGAAAACCAAGAGTTCAATAGAAAGGAAGCTATACGCGAAGAAATTCAAGCCTATGTAGAAGACTTGGAAAGAGAAGCAGAGAACACAACATTAGCTA